GTCCTAGGACAAAACTAGGAATTAGATTTCTTCAAAGATAAATTAATCGAGAAGAACTTAATCCAATGCCTTGATGACTGCCACAGCGCGCGGTCCGAAATAATCGGCTCCGCGACCCTCGCTGCTTCTCCGGAATGCAGCACCCAAGAAGGTGCATACCTTCCAACAACAGTGTAATTTACGTAGTCCACAGGACCACGTATACTACATTTACCCCCTCGAATAGCACCAGCGAGCAATCCCAAATATGAGACCACTCGCGTAAAAGGATCGGTGCTATCGAGCTCAGAGCGGATTGTCTCTGGCCAGTCAACGACGTACTCAACGGGCCTTATACACCATTTTATTGGAGTGTATAGTGTCCCGAATTGCGAATCGAAGAGCTTGTCAATAGAAAAATCCCGCGCCCATCTAAAAAAGAGAGGACATGCCTTTCGGAACACTCTTTCTTCGGAATAATAAACGACTTCCTCGGCTTGCGCCTCGTAGGTCATATAAAAGTTCCTAGAAGGAAAGTCCTTCCCGAACAGGTCGAACTCTTTCCGTAACTTTCCAACTTGATGAGCTGGAAGTTCTACTGAAAAAGTAGGTGGGACTCTGAGACCTGATGCCACATCAGCAAACATTGGGACGCGCAAAACGTTATGCGCGCCTCCCTCTAACCGGACTAACTCGGAGTATAAATACTGACAAGTTTTAGGTATGGGCAAAGAGTGCAAAGCACTCCAGTCCATTAGCCGGTTTAAGAGACTGTAGACATCATTTTTCGTGTCTAGCTTTTGGCAGAACACGGGCCGAACGTTTCGACCATTAATAAAATCACCGCCGCATGACTCGCGAAATAATTCATCGCTGTAGTACGACTTAGATTTATTAACGACGAAACCGTAGTAATGCAAGACTCGTAATAGAGCCTTCACTACGGACCGGTCCACAACAATGTCGTCCCCGAAAACACCATAGGTGGCTCGGCGCTGCATCTTACCGTCGATTAGAACATCGACTGTCAGAGGCAACCCTGCGTCTTCATAGAGCGCAAGGACGATACATGTGAACATACATGTCATGAGACTAAATGTCATACCGTTACCCATCGTAGAGAAGACATGTTTGTCGACTTTACAATGTGGAAGATCTTTTGACGACAGTCCGTAGACTGTCTTAGAATAATCTTTCACAAGGATATGCGGAGATCTAAGTAGATCAACAAGTCCCCAAAAATCAGGGACATACCGCAAAAAGGTACGCATAGTCTCATATGGAAAATCGGAAGCATGTTCTGAATCGATAGTACAAAAATGCATGTACACGTCAGGACGAAAATTAGGATTCCTAATTCGTCGCTTTCCGAATAAACAGTTACCCTTGGACCCGCGTCTCGCGAGATCCTGGTTGAGAAAAGCTTGATCCTCAAGGTTTATGTTCCAACTAATCAAAAGTACGACTAGAAAGGCATGAACCGATAACTGCATAGACATATTACCCGAAGGTTGAGTGGCTATTCCACGAAGACGATCTTTCGTTTTAGGGGCAGTGCAAAATATCGCACTTGAACACCAACTATCCTCGTGACCATAAACGAGCTGCCTAAGGGATTCGGCAAAACTCGTTCTGGGACGAAGAGACATACAAGCTTTAAATAGCCTGTAAGCTTCAAACGACGAGAAGGTACGCGGACCGTTGAATAAACGATCTGTAAACGTACCTACGCCAGGGATATCTGATGATGCCCCTGCGCCCGGCGTGAGACCGAGAGCAAGATCCGTTAACGTTAACGGATTCTTTTCGTACTCTCTCGCAAAAATAAGAGACGCCTTGGTCATAACCTGCGATTCATACGAACCAGCAGGCAGACTAGGAATAATCTTATTAAATGCTGCGCATTCGGCGTTAGTTTGCAAAAACGCTTCAGCACATTCTCGTTCTAAAACATCAGAAGACTTCTGAGACATTTTAGAAGTAGGACCCCGATACTTTTTGTAAAGTGCGGGAACCAACCGACTAGCAGCAATGCTGCGGATAGTATCAGGATTGGCTTCGTAAATCTTTCGAAGATCCAGGTTAGATACCAGTCGAGTTTTGAGAAAGGAAGATTCTCCATAGAGATCGGCCTCCAATAGTTGTGTTACGGTGTCTAAACAGACATCAGAAACTTTGTTCATAATAGAACCTCATAGAGTGTTACTAATTAAGAACGCCATAACATTGTTATAGCGCACCAGTGGTCACAGAGTCTACAGCTCCACTCGCATTTGATGAGAGGAAGCCGCCGGCGAAACTGTACAGAGCCCGCAAAGGAGCGATGCCTGGAGTTTCAGTGCCAGCATAGATTTTCTGTGTAACGTTAATCTGGTTATTCAGAACTTGGCCATTCGCCATTTGGCAGCCTTTTCTGAAAACAATGTCCCAAGTGTTAAATGGGACTTTCGAATAACGGCCCGCGACGCTATTATACATAGCATCGGCCACGGTTCTAAGGCGGCTCTGTCTCTTCACTGCAACAGTGAAGGGATAGTCGAGACTGTGTGCGGTCACTCCAGTTTGAGTACCTCCTAATGCAGAAACATATGATTGTTTCGCAAAATTTGATGGAGGCGTATCCGCTGTTAGCGTATACGTTGGAGATGTAAGACCAGTCATTGTAGCGCCTGTAATGACGCCAGTTAGTGTGAACATAATATTACCCTCGGGCTATAAGTTCATTTAGATAATTAGCGGCACCCTCAGGCAACGTCGCGTGAAACTTCTTCGCGAGTACCTTCTGGGCTAAGACAGCTGTCACATTGGCAGCCTGCTTAAGATCGGGAACTTGTGCTTGTAAAACAGGCATAAATCCATCAAGATCCTCCACTAAACGTGAATGGTCGGTTACAAGGTATTTGCCTTTCAGAGGAGTATAAGATTTAACTTTATACCCTTCCGACTCCGTCTTAACGACCGTGGACGAAGCTTCCCTTTCTGTTTTGATATGCGTAACAGAGTACTTATCCTTCAACACATAAAGTGGAGCAGAATGAGCCTCTAGCAGATCATTATAGTTAGAGAAATAAGCAGCCAGCCAACTATAGGGCATCAATTCATCGATAGCGGGAAGTATACGGTTCTCAGTGAGACCGAAAGTTTCCGAAACGCTAGCGAAATCCCGACCAAATAAATCGGGACGGAACGTAGCACCATACTTATAAGAATAAGTAACAGTGTCACGCATCCAAACACGGTGAGACAAACTACCGTGGTCGATGTATCCTATAGGAATAATGCCGAGATCAACGAAATACATACGTTGAGCTTTGCACGTTCCAGCAATCGAATGCCTTGGGAACTGATTTATGCTCTGAGAAACAGCTTGCGCTGCACCCTGAACATCAGAAACCAAAGGCGCGATGCCGAAATTATATTCTAGCCAGTACCCACTAAGATCCAAGACTCCTTGACGGAGATCCCTTTTCTTAAAGGTACCGCCGCGCAAACGCCGACCGAATTTCTTGCGAAATCGCTCAACCTCTTTATCATGACGATTAAAGAGTGCGTTTGAACGGTGTTTGAACATTCCGAGGGTTTCCTTCATCTCTCCAACAACAATAAGAAGATCCAGTTCAGGATCAAGCTTATTGAAGAATCTCTTTAAAGCGAGATTCTTAAGAGTATCCTCCACTCTACGTGGGGGCTCCGGAAGAGAAGGAGAGAAACCACCGCCATCTAGGACTTCCCAGGTGCCGGCACCGAGCCAAACTGAACCATCATTTACGACGGTTACTAAAGCAGGCTCAAATTCTGATACTTTTTCTAAAAGACCAGAATCGGATGGCTTCGTCTTATCGATGTTATTCGAACCCGATCGAGAACTGTAAAAGCCCAAAGGGCCTTGTTCAGTCAACGGACCGGGTACACCGTAAGGAAATTTCTTGATTCCTACATAAAAGTAGCGAATCATAAAATTATCAGTCCGGGCCCAAGGGCCCAAAGGATATTTGGACATGATCAAAACCTCAAGGAATGAGAGGATGCCCCCTTGTGG